GGCGGATGCCCCTGCTAATCCGCAAGTAGAAGATTGTTGTATGGTTAACAACAATTCTCCTACCCCCCCGTAGCACTGTGTTCTACTTAGAACACAGGCCTCCATCCTCGCTTTGTCTTTGTTGAGCGAGGAATAACAACAGAGGACGGGTCATCGTCACCTGGAATCACTTGTGATTTCAGAAGACGAGGCCAGTCATCGAGTTCAGCTCTCCGGCGTCTTGAGAACACGACCGGAACATAAAACTCGACTCTCTGGAAACTCGGATTCCAACGGGACCTGAACCGCTTGTGATTTCTAATCACAGCTTGCTCAGGACGTTGGACCACCTTACAGGGGAAAGAACTCAAGGGGGTACCATACGGCAACTTGCCATATGTGGCCTCAAGTCTCTCCCATATAAGGTTGGCCGCAGTCGTATAACCACGCTGTTGTAGCTGGTTTGCTACATCAGTGTACGACTGTAGAACCGAACCGTCGGAGAACAGGTCGCTAAACTGTCTCTTTAGACGAATCGGTGTGACAGAGGTGCCATTAAAGGCATCCATGCCACACGATTCCCTAAATGGGCCAGTTACGCAGCATTTGTCTCGGTTAACCTTCAGGCCAACCGATTCCAAACACTGCGTGCACTGATCGAACCAGTCTGTGGGAACGATAAGATCGTCTCCATAGACATAGATCGATGCAGCCGCTTGTTCTAGTGGCACTCGGCGTTCACGAACTGCGTGGGCAACGAGCAAGACCCAGAAAACATATGCCTCGACGGGAAAGCACAGTGCTGACCCCATCGGAGCATATTTTCTGAGCTTGACTACTTCTCCAGTAGGGAGAAGGGTTGCTTCGGATCTGCAAGCCTCTAGTGCTCTAAGAAGTTCAGGAGTGTCTCTAAAGACACTTTGAACAAGAGCAAGGGAGACTCTGTCCGACGCGTCTTTGAGATCCATCGTACAATTAGCTCTGCTAACCGAGTTAGCAAGAGCAAGAGTGCGATTAATCTCTTGAGACGTGAAGTTGACATTCCCTCTCGTATACGTCGAAACGTATTCAAGATGGTGTGCCATCTTCCGGCCCAATCCTTGTTGAATCCATTGGTATTCCAACGGTTCAGCAGAGATGAGCCGCGGACCGCGCGAATCTTTCGGGACGAGTACGACCTTGGCGACTCCACTACGAAGTCGCTTGAGAGATCGATACCATCTCGATCGATCCAGCAGTTCATTCCCCTTACCCACGATGAAATAATCGTAGTAAGGGTAGCACTGGTGAATATTGTCGTAGAGGCGGGAGAAAACCCACTTCTCTTCCAATCGTTCGCCAGTTGCCACGGCCCCTGGACCATGTCGTGGAAGGATATCTTTCGGATCAAAACCCGAAAAGACGTCCTTGGTAATGAGAGAGGCAAAGCGGAGTAAATCCGCTTGCTTATCCCATTCCACAAGCTCAAGTTCACTATCTACCTCCTTGAACGATTGAAGCACTCGAGCCTCAGTCGCGGGAAGGTAGGGAAGATCAAGCTTGTACACGAAGAAGAGTATCTGCCGAAGATGTAATACAGCTTCAGCAGGTGCTTCCTCCAGGAGCGAACCATCTTCACTGAAGATCAGCTTGAAGTAAGCCTGCAGAAATGCAGGTATACTTCGGTTGCCATGAGAGTGTCTAAACTCTCGAGGTAACTTGAAGCTGAGGTTCGCAAGTCCATGATCAAGAGCCTTCCCAAGCTTGGGAAGAGTCTTGGTCAGGAATGAGAGCCCTTCAGAATGGAATCGAGACCGCAAGGTTTCGATATCTTTCTGAAGACTGTTGTGTGAAGTGGTACCAAGCGGATCGCTAGCTACCAGCTGCGTGCAGAGGTCGAGATAAAACTCGGCTTGGCTTTTCGAGGGGTCCATGACGGAGCCCTTCCAAGCCCCAACCACAGACTCTCATGATGACCACTCCGAAGTCATCCTCGACTTCGTTAGTTCCCTCAACTCCATGAGTGCGCAGGGTAACCGCCTCCAATAGGTGGATACACTACGACTCCCCACGGAGAAGAGAGTCGATGTTCGCCGTACTAGCCAGCGAGGCCAGGCCACCTGAAGCCATCAAATCGAGCAGATTCATGATCTGATCGTTAATGATGGTAGAGGTGATGGCACTATTCCGTGGAACAGCGACCGTCAAGTTGAGGGTCAAAGTCCGCGGGGTCCCGTTGGAATCGTTCTTGGTTCGGGTAAACTGAACCAAGTGACGATCAACGATGTCGGAGCCTTTCCCACTCGCACTATGGCGAATGGAAAGAAAGGCGGGTTCCGACAGGGTAGTGGCAACGTCGATCCGTTTCGACCCGCTTCCATCCCTGGAAGTGAGGCGATAGGTGACGTCGTCTCCCGACACGTCATCGAGAACGAGATCATCAGTGAAAGCCATGGTTGGGCTCCTCTACTAGCTTTCCTGCGGCGAACCAGCTTCATCGGTGGTCCTACACAGGAACGTCGATGCAGCTACTTTGCTGCACTCACAAGGAGAGCAGTGGCAAGCACCAGCTGCCCGGAAGTAAGTTCCGTCGTCGTTAAGAACGACGACGAAACAGGCAGATTCTGACCCCTGGTGTACCTCTCGAAGAATATTGTACCGACATGCTTTCCAACAAAGTTGGAATAGCCACTGCCAGTACAATAGATGTCATACTCGACAAACTGTTTGAACGAGTGTGACATTTCTCTGACGTTCCATTCCCCGGGAAAGGGTTGGAGCTTCAGAGAATCTGTAATGCTCTTGGTCCGAGCAAACCAATCCGCCACAAAGCTGAATGGGATTCTTTCCCAAACAACAGCTGACGGATTGGTCAGACCAAGAGCACTCGAGAAGGCCCTCAACTCCCCCTCAATGCCAGAAAGTCTCTCGAGCGTGTGGAATAAATATCCACCAGCACGAAAGACGTTCTTTACACGGCCGAGGCGGAGTTGATATGAGTGGAAGTTGCTAAAGTCGAAAGTTTCTGGTTCATTGTTGTCCCAGGAACTTTCGAACCCTAGCCGGACGGACCTCCCTCGAGTGTTACGAAGCCAATCTAGGCGATCGTGAACACTTTTGGAAAGGTTTCCGAGTTTCTTCAGATCGCTGATGAATGGAGCCCATCCAAAAGCGTACTGAAGATAACCACCACTCACCGTCTTCGCCATGTTGTCTTGGAGAGCTGGGATGAGAGACCCCATTTCTCTAAGATCCAGAAGGAAGTTGGTTAAATCAACCTCCTGGGGCACCTGGTCCGACATTGCATCTAATGCAGCATCGGCCAACTGTGCAACATGTTCCGAAGACGGGGGACCAGGTGCGAAGGCCAACATAGTACTCGGGGACCCAATAACCCATTCCCGATCACCACTGAAAGTATCAGTGTGTGAAGGGTCTGAAGCATAGGTTCCCGAAGACGGCAGAGGCCCCCAAGGGCATGTCATCTTGAAGTGCGACACGGGCTTTATTCGAGCCACGTTGTGATTCGTATCTGAGATATTCTCAGATCGATCCCAATACTCGAACGAGGCGTTAATATTCTCACCCCAATAGGTGTGAATACGTAGCACCTTGCTCTGAGTATTGACAGCACTTCTGGTACGTATGGCCATCGCCAGAATCTCCTTTGCATAGCGACCTCTTCGGCCACTACACATAAGGATGGAGCACACCGTTGTG